CGAGTTTGTAAATATATTTATATGTCACCCCCCACATTTTTTCACAGTATAATACTTATGCTTAGGCTTATGATATAATCGTTATAATGAACAAAAGTAATTTTGTGATAATGAGCAAAGGTTTTGCGATATGCAATATATAGCTACTACAGCAACTAAGAAACTGCTAAAGCTAGATAAGAGAATTAGAGGCGTAGCTGGAGGAACCTCAGCTGGGAAGACTATTTCTATTCTTCAAATCCTAATAGACCAGGCTCAGACTAATCCCGGCATTTTAATCTCTATTGTGTCGGAATCTTACCCTCACCTTAAAAGAGGTGCCATGAGAGACTTCCTAGCTATTATGGAAGCAACTGGATACTACCGAGACGATGAATGGAATAAGACAGAATCTACATATTCTTTTTCAAACCGCTCACGCATAGAATTTTTTAGTGCAGACCAACCAGGTAAAGTTCGAGGACCGAGACGTGACGTTCTGTTTATGAACGAAGCTAACAACATAGACTACGAAAGCTTTGACCAACTTAGAATTCGAACCAAAAAAACAATTTGGCTAGACTGGAACCCGACTAACGAGTTCTGGTGGTACACCGATATCATGCCGCACTACAAGGTAGACTTCCTTACTCTTACTTACTTAGACAACGAAGGACTAGATGATTCAATCGTACAAGATATTGAGAGTCACAAACACAACAAGAACTGGTGGCAGGTCTACGGACTAGGACAGCTGGGTGAAGTCGAAAGTAGGATTTATAAGGACTGGGTGATAATTGACCACATCCCTCACGAAGCCAAGCTTGAACGCAGAGGACTGGACTTTGGGTACTCAAACGACCCCACAGCTCTCATAGACATTTACCGTTACAATGGTGGACTTATTTTGGACGAACGACTGTATCGGAAAGGACTCTCCAACAAAGACATCGCAGACTTCCTTAACTCGACTACCGACCCTGAAACGTTAGTTTTTGCGGATTCGGCAGAGCCGAAATCTATTGATGAGATTGGTTCTTATGGAGTTCCTATTTTAGCTGCACAGAAAGGACGTGGGTCTATCTCACAAGGTATATCGTACATTCAGGACCAACGTATCTCGATTACTAAAAAGAGCGTAAATTTAATTAAAGAATATCGAAACTACTTATGGCAAACCGACAAAGACGGCAAACAAACGCAAAAACCTGAAGGCGGTAACGACCACTTGCTAGACGCTCTTAGGTACGCGCTGGAAACTTTCACATATGCAAACAATCGTGGAGCTGGTATAGTTACTATGAAGAAGCCAGAAGACCAAGGAAAAAAGTCGTTCATGGTAAATGCGGATGGTACGGCAGATGCTTATCACATTAACTTAGAGGAAATTGTGAAACGAGTAAATCGCGAACAAACACAGTTAGGAGATTGGTAATGAATTTCATGATGATTTTTCATGCTAAGCTTTATAATCCAAAGCATGCTCGTCCTCAATATTTTCGTTGCGGATGCGGAAGAATCCTTTTTAAAGCAAACAACGAATCTATCACAGTTTCTAACGATATAGGAATGGGTTGGGAAACACACAATCCCTCACAACATTGGCTTGAACTCAAATGTCACTCTTGTAAAAACAATTTCAAAATACTTTTTCAATGATGTATAATGATAACAGGCAAACTAATTAAGCCCACAAGGTTGGGCTATTTTTATTTAAATTATGACTACCGTTAAAGAACTACTATTAAGAAAACCTCGAAGTGACCGCGGCTTAACGCACAAGAAGCGTAAGGTTCAATTTGTTGACAACAATGCTTTACCAGAGCAATATAAAGAGAACCCGCAAAAGGACTTAGCTAAGGAACTTGCAAAGAAGGTAAAACGTGGCAAATAATTGGGATTATGAGCAAACCTCTGCTCCGCTTAATGATACAAAAGTTGACCGTTTAGCAGACCAACCAACTGGACAAATTGACCAACTTCCACCGCTTTCTATTGATATTCCTGATGCGCAAATTATTAAGAACTTAGACAACCGTATTGAAGATTCTATAGGTTACTGGGACGCTCCAGACGGTTACAATTTACGCAACTCTCGTAATGAGATGCAGCGCTTTTACTTAGGTAAACAAAATGATGTTCGTTCTTTATATCGATTTCAAACTCCTTACGTAGAGAATCAAATCTATATTGCAGAGCAGTCTATCCTTGCTTACTTAACTAACAACACTCCACAGCCAGAAGTATCTCCTGCACAAGACTCACCACATTCTAAACAATTTGCTAAAGACCTAGAACGAGTTACTCAATCTCACTCACACAAAATACAACTACAGCAATTGTTAGAAACAGCAGTTAAAAACGCTCTCAACAAACGACTTGGACTTATTTACTTTCAGTTTGACCCAAACATGGGAAAGAACGGTGAAATCATTCCAGTAGCTCTTAATCCAGAAGAAGTTGTAATTGACAAAAACGCTAAGTTAGGCGAAGACCCAGACTTTATTTGTCGTATGGTTAAAATGTCAGTTAATGAAATGTGTAATCGATGGCCAGAAAAGAAAGAAGCTATTTACGCAGAAGCTGGCATTGTTCGTGGCACTCCTAAACAACTAGACCAAATTATGTTGATTCGCGAAGTATGGTTAACTTACTACGACAAAAACTACGACCCACACCAAGCACTTGTGTACTACTTCCAAAACCTAGTACTCGAAAAATCACGTAACCCACACTACATTTACTCACGTACTGAGAAAAACTTCCTTGATGTTCCTACTAAACCATTTATACCACTTAACTTTGACAATGATGGCTCTCACTGGATAGATAACACGTCAGCTATTGAACAAGCGTCTAAGGTACAAGTTATCTTAAACAAACGTGGCCGACAGCTTATGGAAGTTGCAGACAAGGCAAACGGAATTTTAGTAATTGACACTAAGAGCGGTATGAGCAAAGACGATGTTCAAGACCTTACTGATGACCCAAACCAACGAATTGTAATTTCTCCTCCACCCGGCACACGTGCACAAGATGTTATCTTTCGACTACCTCCTCCTGAAATTCCACAGTACTTATTCCAAGACAAGATGGACCTTCGTACTACAGTACACGCTATTATGGGAACACCTTCTGAATTTACAGGTTCTAATGATGGTGGCGGTGATGCAGAAACATTAGGTCAAGCTATGATGAAGAAAAATCAAGCTGCAGGACGGCAAGACTTATATGTACGTTGTATTGACCGATTTATGGACCGTTATTTTAAGTACTTAGTACAGATGATGTGTGTCTGGTATACAGAACGGCATTTCTTTGTTTATAACGGTGGAGATGGTGAATTTGATTACATTATTATGCACCGTGACCTTATTGAAGATGGTATGGCTATCAATGTTAAGGGTGGTTCATCACTTCCATTTGACAGACACCGACAAGAAGCTGTTGTACTTCAATTACTTAAAATGGGCGCTTCTATTTCATTACTTGACGCTTACAAACTACTCCATATGGATAATCCACAAAAACTTTACGATAACTGGGCTAAACAACGTACTGACCCAATGTCGCTTGCACGTGATAGTATGGATGAAGTTAGCGAAGCAAAAGCGTTTGTTGCCTTTGTTGAAATACTTAACAACAAAACTCCTAAAGACCCAGAGAACGTTACTAAAGAATTTGTACTTTCATTACGCAAGCTTATGCTACGCGATGAGTTCCTTAAAGCTCCTTCTAGCAAACAACGTAGATTCCTTAACTACGTTGAAAAAGCTCTTACACGATTAGAAGCTATTACGAGCTTAGACCAGATGAGTGAACAAGGACTGCAGAATTTAGACCCTAATGTTCCCATTCAACCACCACAGCCACCTATGCCACCACAGATGCCTCAACAACCAGGTATGATGCCTCCGGGTATGATGCCTTCTGGCATGCCACCATCAGGAATACCACAACCAATGCCAGGTCAACCATCAGCCATTCCAGCAGGACCTGGTCCCTCACAAAGTATGATAGGTGGTTCAATATTTAGTGGAACTAACTTACCTAACCCTGGTAATCCTCAACTTCCAAACGGTGGAAATCCTAGCACTATACCTGTAGTTTAATGTGATACAATACTTCTATAAGGAGGTAGCATGGCTAACGAAGATGCAAATGTGCCTGGTTTCACCGCGAACCCAGACTTACAAGCTAAATTAGATTCATTAGATGATAATTTAGTGCCATTAAACGAGGAAAAAAAGGATGATAAAGCAGAGCTTGAGGCTGAAGAGGTTACAGACGAAGAGGATGAAGCAGTTGAGGAAACAGAAAATTCAGAAGAAGAAGCAGAATCTGCTGATAGCGAGTCTTCAGAGGGCAAAGAAGACGAAACAAGCGCAGATGACGAAGAAGATGGTTACACTATAGACGAAGGTGATGAAGATGAGGAAGCTCCTACTACATCTACACAAGAAAGTGCCGCAAATGGTGAATATACCGCTGAACAACAGTATATTTTAAACAATATTTCTACTTTTAAAGTGCAAGGATACGCTCCTGGCAGTGAAAAACTGGAATCATTTGATGTTTTGACTATAGAACAACTACCTCCAGGGTTCAGATACGGTTCTGAAAACGAATTAGCGCTTGCGATGAAAAAAGATAACTTTAATGAACAAAAAGCTATTCAATTACAGAATGATTTTCGTTCACAGCAGGGACAAAAAGCAGCATCAGAGTTTAAAAAACGTGAAGATGATGCTGACAGACAAGATATTGGCAACTTACAACGTCAAGGTGACCTTCCACGGTTTAAAAAAGACCCAAGTGCCAAAGATTTTGATTCTGACCCGGGTGTAGCGCTTGTAAATGATATACTTGCCTTTAAAGAAGAACAAAACAAAAAGTTTTTAGACGAATATAACTCTGGAAGACCTTACAAACACATAGGTTTTGAAGAAGCATATCGTATGTTTAAGTATCAAAACCCTGATAAAGTAGATACAGAGCTGCAGGCTGAAGATACCGCTCGCAAAAACCTTGCCAAGCGTACAACTAAAGCTAAAGGTAGCCCAACACAGCCCGCAAACACACGTCCACGTACTCGTGGGGGTATGACAAGTAGAGATTTAGATAGTTTAATAGAAAACCTTGATTGGTAAAGGAGTTTATATGCACAATTGGTGGATAGCAGCACTAGAAGAGTTTGGATTAATAACAAGAGAAGAAGCAGAGCACATTTCTGAGCAAATTCGTTTGTCTATACACAAAGATGTTTATCGACAAGCTTATGAAGAGCTTCATTCTATTTTAGAACGTAAGGATTTGCACAATAATCACGTGTTTGAAGAACTGCAAAATGACTTACTAACATTAAAAAATGACGTTGCAGAATTAAAAGCTGCAGCATCTAAAAAAGTAGTTGCAAGTAAAAAGTAAATATACTATACTAGCTTTACAGGCAAATACACGCAGCCCAAACTCTGGGCTGTTTTTTATTTGTTAAATAAGTAAATAAAAGGAGCTAACATGGCAGGAATGGTATTTACAGATAGGGTTGCAGACATCACCTATCAAGACATACTTCCAAGTATTGTTGACCAAATCAACAACTCGAATGTATTCCTCGCACGCGTTCTATCCAAGCCTGGTTCTTGGAAGGGTGTGTACGAAGCACAGCCAATTGAAATAGCCAACAGTACAACTGGTGGTTCATTCAGCGGCATGGATACGTTCCCAACAGCAGCAACTAACAATACACGTCTAATGACGTGGTACCTCGCAGCTTACGAGCAGTCAGTCGTTGTACCTGGTATTGAACGAGCTGTAAACGCTAACAACGAGAAGCAAGTTCTTATGCTACTCAAGACTCGTCTTGATGAAGCTAAGGTATCAGCACTACAAAGTGTTGGTCAGATTGCTTACGGACTAGGTTCTGGAAAAGACTTCGATGGTTTAGGCCTTATCGTTGACAACGGAACTAACTCAAGCAGCTACGCTGGTATTACACGTAGCACAAACACATTCATCAACGCTGACGTTACTGCAGTTACTAGCGGTATCATTACTCTTGATTATCTTTCAAGCGAATTTGATAACGTATCAGCTGCAAGTTCAACAATGGAAAGCCCAACAATCGGTCTTACAACTAAGACTATTTGGACATACATTGAAGGACTCATTCAACCAATGGTATCAGCACGTTACGAAACACTACAACTTCGCGGTTATGACCGAGTTGACGGTGGTACTCCAGTAGGACAAACACGTGCTGCAGGCGAAAAAGTTAGCGGTTTTGCTGGCTTCAACGCTATCAGCTATCGTGCACGACCTCTTGTTGCAGATGACAACTGTACTTCACAGACTTTCTTCTGGCTAAACGAATACTACTTGGAATTCAAACGCCTTGTAGACTCAAGCTTACGACAGATTTCTTCAACTGTGGAAGTTACTGAAGGTTACTATAAGGACGTTCCATTCCCTAGCGCATGGCAGTTCCGTGAATTAATTGCACCAGTCAACCAGTACGGTGAAGTTGGTCTATTGATTCTTATGGGTAACTTGATTCATCGACAACCACGACGTAACGGTAAATTAACTGGAATCACATCTAACTAAGGTTAGAAGAAAGGATTATTTATCATGGACGTAGGTATTCGAACTCTCGCGGAACAAGACATAAATACTCTTGCAACTTCGCAAAACACACAACTAGGCGCAGTCGGTGTAACAGCTGACGGCCGAAAATTCCGATATGTAAAATTTGGTGGTACATCAACAATTGCTCCAGGATTCCTATTAGTAGCTCCTGCAGTAACTGCTAACTATCAAGCTTTAGCAATCACAGCTTCTGGTACAGGTGCTCAAGTATCTGGAAACCTATCAGCTGGCTCAACTCAAATCGTTATAACTAACGGTTCAACTGCTATTACTGCTGACCAGTTTGCTGAAGGTTACATTGACCTTCTAGTAGGTGGTTCTAGTACAGGTGTAACAGCTACTTACACAATTAAAGTAAAAGGAAACACAGCAGCTGCTGCTAGTGCAACTTTCACTGTTTACTTATCTGAAGCTTTAAGAAACACTACTGCATTAGTACCTGGTACTGATACAGCTAACCTATATGTTAGCCAGTATAGTGGTTGCGCAGCTTCAGTAACTCCTAACGTACCTGTCGGTGTAACAGTAATTTCTGTTCCAAACACATCAAGTGTAACTAACTACGGTTGGGTACAAACTGGTGGTGCTTGTGACGTAATTAACGATGGACAAGCAGCTATCACAGTAGGTGGTGGATTTGCCCAAAGTAATACTGCATCAAGTGCTGGTTATGTAATTGCTTCAACAGCTTCTACACTACCTGCTATAGGTTACATGCGAAAAGCAGCTACGGCAGCAGTCGGCGCTCTTCCAGCATTTCTAAGAATTGACTAATTAAATCCTTTAAGGAGGGGTACTTATGGCAATAATCAATAAAAATCGCCTTATAGAGAAGTACATGCAAGTTGTTCGTTTAGACGGCTTGAACACAAACAAAAACGTAAACGTCGGTATCGCAGCGGGTGGCTCAACAGCTACCCTAAGCGTTGGTACTGGTGGAATTAACACTACTGGTTCTATTACTGCTTCTGGTTCTATTACTGGAGCAGTTCTCGTTCCTGTAACACAGAGTGCTTTAGTTGGTGCAACTGTTGCACTTACTGCTGCTCAATCTGGTGGTGTATTTCAAAACCGTTCAACAAGTGGTACTCCATCATGGACACTACCAACTAACTCAAATGGTCTAGAATTCACATTTACCACAGCTAACACCACTACTGGTTTTACAGTTACTGGTGGAACAATTAAAGCTAAAACTTCTGCAACAGGTACGGCTATTTCTGGAACTACTTTGACTAATACTCAAGGTACAGCTGTAGTGGGTGATGCAATTACTCTAGTTGCTGACGGTACAGCTTGGTGGGTAACCGCTCAAACTGGTATCTTTGCAGCAGCTTAATAAATAAGGATTATATGCAACAAGCAGGGCGCGAACTCACCAGTGTAGACTTACGTGTAGTCACCAATGACAAACAGGACTTTTTAGGTTCTACTGGTCAAACAGGTGACGGAAGAATATTTCGATACGTTCAGAATGGGAGTGTTGCTCAACCTTCGGGTACCCTGCTTGCATTACCTTATACAACTAACTTTGTTGGTCTAACAGTTGCTGCAGCTTCTGCGACCAACATAAGTCAGAATGTATATGAATTAAAAGTACAATTAAGTGGTACTGCAGTAGCCGCCAATGAGCTTATGGACGGTGAAGTAGATATTTTGACTGGTACTGGAAAAGGTATTAGTTATCGAATACGTGGGAACAATGCAGCTGGAGCAAACGGTATAGTTACGCTTGCTCTTTATTCACAGCTTCTTTCAGCAGTTCCTGCAGGTTCGAGAGTTAATCTTGGATATAGTCTTTTTTACAACTTAACTACTGATGTAGCACAAGACCAAGCTGGCTCAAGCACTAACAAACACTTTGTCGGTGTCGTGAGTGCTCCACTTGGAGCTTTTCAGTATGGTTGGATTCAAACTCATGGACGTGGTTTAGTTATAAGTGATAATACTTATTATGATGGCACGGGTACTCCTGCTAATGGTCCTATTCCAAAAGGATTTACATTAGTACCTAGCAAAGTTAATGCAGGTCAAGTTACAGGTGCAATTCCTAACAAAGATGCAGATAAGCAAATAGTAGGTTATGGATTAGAAAATCCTTATACTCCTGGTGCTGGTGTTTTATTCCCTTGCGACATATCTATTGAGTAACAGATAGAAAAATAATTAGCCCTTCGGGGCTTTTTTTATTTATGGTGTGTGGTATAATCGGCTTATGAATAGAGACTACTTGATTAAAGTACGTTCTGAGATAGAAGAAACTTATAACAACCTATCAAATCCTCAGTGGGTAGCTACACAACTAAGCCATTTAAAAGGCAAGTTTGAAGTATATTCTGAGGTAATTAATAGTTTAGAAGGAGAAGAAAATGCCACAAATCAATCCACAGCAGGGTCAGAAGCAATCAGCAACGACAATCAAGGAGAATAAACCTTTTAGAGAACGTCTTAGAGACCGCTTTGCTCCTACTGATTATGTACGTGTTATTAACATAGACAACGAACCATTTGAATGGCAATATTTTCCTACCACTGGCGAAGAGACATACTTTACAGACAATGGTGCTGTGAGGGTCACAGAAGGCCGTCAGCGCTTTACTTCCAACTTTGATGGTAAGATACCTGGAAACGAGCAATTTTGGACTATAGGGGCCGGAGAAAGCGAAATATTACTTGGCGAAAATGCTGACCTTATGATTGAAGGACTTTACAAGAAAGTTGTAGCAAAGAAAAGAATATCAGACAGTCCGGGAAGAGAAGCTACTCAAGCTATTTCGTTTAACTGGAATGATGGTTTATTACAAGAGCAAACGATTGATAAAATATACTTAGGTATTGAGAAACCTACGTTTAATGAGCCAAAAGTAAATGAACCTACAACAAGCGGACCTACAACGAAGAAATAAAGAACTTGATGCACGAGAAGAGTATCTTGACCAAAAGTTAAAGATATTAGAAGAAGCACCTATTACTTTGCGTGTATACGAACAAAGAGTAAAAGCTTTTGAAGACCGTCTTGCAATACTAGATAATGACCTTAAACGTAAACAATCAGAAGTAAAAATTTCAGATAATGAATTAAGCAGTTTTTCACGAAAGTTTACGGATTTTCAATCACAAATAAAAAGTTATGAATCTCGTATTCTTACTATTAAAAATGAATATAATGAGACAAAAAATAAATTAACAGAGGTAAAAGAAGAATTACGCGTACAAGAGTTATACTTAAAAAATCAAGAAAAATTAGTTGAAGAAGCTATAAAATTTGGCAACAGTAAAGTATTAGATTTGCAAGATACCGTTACAGTACTTCAATTTGACATTAATCAATTACGAACTAGTAAAATTAATTTAGAAGAAGAAATAAGCGAAAGTAATTTAGAAAACATACGCGTAGGTGCAGAACTCAACAAAGCACTTGATGATTTAAAAAATCAAAAAAGACAATTAGAATCAGAAAACAATGATTTAATTAAACGTATTGCTGATAAAAGTGCAGAATATAAAGTAATAGACAAAGACATATCTGATAAATTAATGATGCTTAAAGAAAAGGAACAAAGTGTTGAATCAAAACGTGATGCACTTAGACTTGAAAAACAAGAATTAGACGTAGAAAAAAGAAGATTTCACAGTGTTAAATCAATTTATGAGGATTAATGTTATAATATAATTAGGCAACTAATTAGCCCAATGGAGGGCTATTTTTATTTATGAGCAGAAGCGGGTCAGCATATTCAGTACCAAGAGACGCAAATCGCGTTCCCTTTTTGGTGGCAGCATCTACCGCAGACGGTGTAACTCCTGTTGTACTTGAAGCAGACCCCACTACTCATTCTTTACAGGTTTCTAGTTCGGGTGGCGGTGGAGGAACGCAGTATGCAGAAGGAGCAACAACTTCTCCAGCTACGGGTAATGTCGCTCTTGGTCGATATTCAAGCTCAACTCCAAGCCTTAGCAGTAATCAATTGGAAAGTTTACAATTAGATAGTTCTGGAAATCTTAAAGTTAAATTATCTGACGATACAATTGCCACAGGAACTATTACAGGCTCTGCTCAATCTGTAACTATAGCTACTAATGGTCAATCTAGCGTAGGTATACAAGTTTCGGGTACTTTTTCGGGTACTATTTTAATTAAAGGTTCTGTAGATGGCACAAGTTACACACCAACTTCAGCAGTAGCTCTTTCAAACGGTGCTATATCCACTACTATTACATCTTCATATACAGGTCAAGCAAATGCTGGTGGGTTAGTTTCTTTTCAATTAACTGCTATTACTTGGGCTTCTGGTAATGCTTCAGTTACATTAGTTGCATCAGTAGCTAACAGTACAGTAATGCTTGATAACCCTTTACCAATAGGAACAAACTCAATTGGTAACGTAGGACTTAATGCTGGTTCTAACACTATTGGTAACACTGGAACTCCCTCAGCCACAATTAACATAGGTCAAACAACTTCAGCAGTTACTGCTACACAACTCACAGCTTCATCTATTGCTATGACTAATGGTGTTGTTATACAAGCTCTTTCTACCAACACAGCATCAGTTTACATTGGCAACTCAAGTGTAACCACAGCCAACGGATTTGAGCTTACTGCTGGGTCATCGCTTACAATCTCACCAAGTAACATCAACCTTGTATATGTCATAGGGTCAAACGCAACAGATAAAGTTTGTTGGAGCGTAACATGATTAGTCCAGGCAGCAAACCAACTACTATACGAGCTAAGACTCAATCTCCTACTGATAACTCAACTCTTATTGCAACTGATGCTTTTGTACAGAACGTAACTGAAACAGCACAGATTAACACTCTTACAGTTATAGGTCACTCATGGACAGCC